TGGCGTCGGCGGGTCTTTCAACGACGGCAATCTTGGTTCTCTACGGAATCTATCGTCTTTGCCTTGTCCTCATAGGACGGCGGTTCGTCTCTCAATGTTGTGAGCGTGAAGTGAGAGTGGGGATCAATGTAGAAGAGTTCACACCACCATCGGCACACCCATCAAGAAGTCAAACTCATTTACACCAGCATCTCCATTCGGTTGGGTTCCGTAGTGATCACGCCGAATCGTATTCAGCACCTCTGTTGCTCCCTCACCGAGAAAGTCAAGTAAGTATTGATACGCTCCCGCCCGACTCAAATGAGGCGGAAACGCTCTCTCTTGAATCAACTGCGTCATCCAGCGTTGTGTCCAAGCAATCAACGATTCGTTGATCGCATTGGTGGGACAATCTAATAGAAGCCGAACATCACTCCGCGTCAAACGAGGAATCTTCTTGGGTTTCTCCTTTGGCTCGGCTTTCTCCTTTGGCTCTCTCGGCTTGCGTTGATCAGCAGAGAACGGCGAGCCCCATATATTCTTGGTCATTTATAATGACCGACGCAGAAGAAGTGCGAGATTATCCTTTGAGCGATGCCGATATTCGCAAGCTCTTGGGAGGCAACGTTTCGTTGATGACCTACCCCGACCTCGCAAAGAAGAGAACACTTCAAGATTGTTTTGATTCCAAAGGGAGGTGTATCATCCTTTTTCTCACCGAAGACGATCACACGGGGCATTGGTGTTGTATGCTCCGCACAAAACGAGGCGTGGAGTTCTTTGACCCGTATGGCGACAAGCCCGAAGACCAGCTGGACGATATTCCACAAGATCGGCTGGAACAGATGAATGAGTCGCAACCCTACCTCACGGAACTGATGCGAAAGAGTGGTCTGCCGATCTACTTACAACACTCACGCCTTCCAGAAGGAGCGAGGAGATGTGAATACGTGTGGTCGGCACTGCGTTGCTCGTCTTCTTTACGGCAATAAGTCGCTCTCGCAATACAAAGCCATTATTGATAAGACGGGTCTCTCGCCCGACGACTTCGTATCGGGTCTAACCTATATGAAGTTGAAGAAGTAAGAAGAAAAACTGGGGTAGTAGTATAAATGAACCGCCAGTTAGCGTCCGTCCAGTATGTTGGTGGGACTGATGCCGATCCCGACTACGTGTATTACAATGCCGACATTGTGAACAACACGACGGATGACCAGACCTCTACGGGTGATGCGATTCAAGACCCGAACATCGTGTTCAACGAGACCCGTGATTACCCTATCATCAAGGACATTTCCAACTACAACTTCTCCATCGTGCGTTTCACGATGAACGGAGCCAACTTGGACTTGCCTCTCTTCATCCCGAGCATTCGGGACGGCACGGGACAGACGAACCCTAACCTCACAACCTACGGAATGTCTATTCCTCTCCAAACCTTTGTGGTGAACGACCAGCAGCCAACGGCTACTGCTTGGGTTGTGAATCAACCCGTCGTAGAAGGGGAGTATAAATCGTATATAACTTCGGCGAGCGTCACGAAGTATGCTCTGTGTATCAAGTCTAATAATGGACAGTTCAATCCCGATCCCGCTGGTGTCCCGAATGGCGTGTATTGGACCGTCTACTGGATTCAACTTGGAACTACTCTTCCCGCTGCTCAATCCATCCCGATCAACGCTTACCCTCCTACTCGTTTCATTGAGTATCAACCGCAGAACAAGAACCAAATCACTTCGCCAGCTCCTCTTTCTCTTGCAAACTTGAAGTTCAAAGGCACGTGGAGTTCTGGAACGCAGTATGCTGCTGGGGATGTGATTACGAAGACGGCGATAGACACAAAGTATCAAACGTATAGTGGTCCTTTCTACCAAGCAAAGATTCCTACGACGCAGTGGGTTGCGGGAACGACATACCAAGCGGGGTGGTTAGTTCTCTACGGAGGCATCGCTTACTATGCGAAGTTAAACAATTCATCTACAACACCTCCTCCCAGCGACTCAACGAACTGGGGTCTTGGTCCGCAGATTGCCGTTGATCCAGCGACATCATCTCAATGGGTTCTGTTCGGGGACAAGCAAGGACAAAAGCAAGATCTTTCTACGGATTACTACTGGGTCTATACTTACCAGAACTGGCTGGACCAAATCAATCTCGCCATCTTTGACCCAGCCGATCTTGGACTGGTCGCTGCTTCCAGTCCTCGTTTCGCACCCAATTGTGCGATGTGCGACACTTACTACGCCTACTACGATGCGTGGGTCGCTTCTGGTCTTCCAAATGCCGCTGCTAATTTCCCTTACGCCACGTTCGCAGACTTCATCAACGGCATCGGTGGAGGTGTTCAAGCCCCGCAGATCGTCTATGACCCAGCGTCCCAGAAGTTTTCCATCTACTTTGACTCTAACGGCTTCGGTCAGCGTCTCACGACATTCACGAACGGCACGGATCAGTATTCGCAATTCTCATCTCCTCACTTCCAGCTCTTCTTCAACACGAACTTATACAACCTTTTGGGTCAATGCCTTTCTACTACTGGAACAACACGACGCTCGTCGGCGGTCCTTTCGGTAATGGAGTCGCTGCTCCCGCTGGGTATGTGTATGAGATGCTCGTCCCCAACAAGTTCTACACGAATGTTGCCGACTACCGCCTACTGCCCCAAGCTGGAACACCCTCTCTCGGCTATGTCCCCTACGGAGCGTCCAATGTCGCAGAAGAGCCGCTCTCTACGCTTGATCAGCAGAAGGTCTACTGGATTGTGTCCCAAGAGACGGTGTCTACGGATACGCTCTGGTCTCCCATCTCGTCCATCGTATTCGCCTCTGCTCTAATGCCCGTCCAGCCCGAGTCCAACTCCGCCCCAGTCATCATCGGTCAAGCGAACGTTGGAAACTCACAAGGAACCGCCAAGTCCGCCTTCACCCGCGTGATTACGGATCTTGCTCTGCCGATGGACAAGGGTGCTGCCTCTTGGAAATCGTTTATCTACTATGTGCCGTCTGCCGAGTATCGTTTGAGCGATTTCCTCGCATCCCACCAGCCCCTCTCGGGAGTGGATGTCCAAGTGTTCTGGAAGAACCGCCTCAATAACCAACTCTACCCGATCGCAATGACGAATCTTTCTTCTGTGTCCTTCAAGATGATGTTCAAGAAAAGGAGCCTCCCGACCAAAACAGAGGAATGGGGAGCGTGAGTCCCTCCAAAACTTTCTGTGAATAGAAGTATAAACCAAGATGAGTGCCGACATTGAGAAGCTCGCCGTCTTTGATTCCCGTATTGTCCAGAGCCGCCCTCGTTATGCCGTTGAGAAGGGTGCTCTGTCGCTGACGAACGCTCCGTTCAACGCCATCTCGGCGACGGCGTCCCAGCACACTTACAACATCTACGTCCCCAGCGAGAACGTGTTCGTAGATCGTGCCGTTGAGTGGACTTCTACCGTCACGATGTCGTCCGTGATTACGCCTTCGGGCACGCTCGCCAACTGGGCACTCAACTTCCCTATTGTCGTTCCTGGCGTTGATTTCGCCCTAACGGCGTTCCCGCTCAACTCGCTCTGCTCCACGATGACTGCGACGATCAACGACACCACGAGCGTCATCAACTCCCAAGATGTCTTGAAGGAGGTCCTACGCCTCACGGACTACAAGAAGAATCGTCTCCAACGCACGTGCCCGACGATGCTGGACAAGTATCAGTGCTACGATGATGCCTATGGTCTGCCCAACTGCCCGCTCAACGGCTACGGCACGGCGATGGACTACGATGGTGTCCAGAATGGTGCTTTTGGACAGATTGTCTTCACGGACTCTGCGGGTCAGCCTCTCGTGGAGGGCAAGTGCTACACGAATGGTGTGCTGACGGCGACGCAAGGTGCGGTTCCCTCCACCGCAATTGCGGGCACCTACCGCTGCGTCAATGGTCTGCCTTCCCTCGTCGCTTCTACGGGTAATTCGGGTGTCGTTGATTGTGCGGGTCCCTTCACGATCTATTACCAGTGGACTTCAACGGAGAAGCTCGTCCTCTCGCCCTTCACGTTCAGCGATGTTCACGAGTGGGATACGGGTCTGTTCGGCATCAACAACATCCAGCTGATTATGAATCTCCAATCCCCCACTCGTATCGTTCGCTACACGGGTGTCCGCTGGAATCAAGGTATTGGTGCGTATGGTGCGGCTGGTGCTGGTTCTAATCCCGAGTCGTATGCGACGCTCACGGCGACCCAGTTTGCGTCTTCTCCCTTCCAGCGTTCAGTGGTCAACGTCCAGTTCCTCACGCCTTCGCTGGATGTGCCTCTACCGCCCAAGTCCGTCGTGCCGTATATGGAGTTCCCTCGCTACATTACGAACGGCACCTCCACGATCGCTGCGGATACTCCCCTCCAAATCCAGTCGCAGACGATCACACTGCCCCAGATCCCCGATCTGCTCATCGTGTATGTGAAGGGTCTCCTACCCGCTGGCTCTGGCTCCACGAACGGCATCAACGACCCCAACTTCGGCGACTTCTACCTCCCGATTGCGTCTCGCTCGTATGGTGGTGTAGCGAACCCTCTATCCGTCAACTTTGATAACTTCTCGGGTCTGCTCTCGTCTCACACGGCGGAGGAGCTCTACGGGATGTCCGTCAAGAACGGTCTGGATATGGACTGGCTCTCTTGGACGGGTGCTGCGTTCTCGGGACAGAATGCCTATAAACCCGTTGCGTCTGCGTCAACTACGGGTGTTGGCTGGGGTGGTTTCGGCAGTCAGCTGGCTGGTTCTAACCCGCCTTCCGCTGCGACGGGTGCCCAGAAGGTCCCGCTCACGGGCTCTATCCTCGTCCTCAAACCCTCGCAAGACATCACCCT